TTTCAGTAGGTTAGCCTTGAACAATGGCTCTCCCAAATGCAAACCATAAAAAGAGAGAGAAAATGCTGCCAGCTACAAACCCGTACCCGGCACTTTCCAGAGAGCGCTGGAAGGCATAGTAGCTAACCAGAGGAAAGATAAGATAGGTAAGTGCCGCGTAAAACGCCATGATACCGACAAACGTAGATTGTTTAGACATAGTTTAGTATACTATTTTATTTTTTAGATTTAGTTTTGACGCGCATCTTTTTATGTCTGGATGTACGGCCTCTAGCACAGACCAATTCCATCATTACAGTAAACAACGAATCTCCGAAAAATAGAAACCGTGCATTGGATTCATGTATACATTTAAATTTAATTCTCAACCATTTAAACGATCCACCTTAGATGTATACTATGGCGAAACTGATTCATTACTCCCGCCAATCGGACCAATCCCTATCAGATATGGTCTGTTTTTGTGCCCGCGTCTCAAATCCGGAACATCAACAACAGGGTCTCAACAATGCAAAGCTCATTCAATACTTAATCAAGCATCAACATTGGTCACCGTTTGAAATGGTGTCCGTCTGTATGGAAATTCGCACCACGCGCGACATTGCTAGACAAATTCTACGTCATCGTTCGTTTTCTTTTCAGGAATTCTCTCAGCGTTATGCAGTCGCCAATGATTTTACCTATCGTGAAGCACGACTACAAGACCATAAAAATCGCCAATCCAGTTTAGAAACGACGGATGATGCACTTCATGCGGAGTGGCTGGAGAAACAACAGCGTATACTGGATGCTACCAAGGAGACGTATCAATGGGCATTGGACCATGGCATTGCCAAGGAACAGGCAAGAGCGGTACTTCCAGAAGGAATGACGACGTCGGTTCTCTATATGAATGGAACGTTGCGGTCCTGGATTCATTACCTTCAATTGCGAACTCATGTAGATACGCAAAAGGAGCACCGCAAGATAGCCGAATCTTGTCGTGAACAATTGGCGATTATTTTTCCAGAAATAAAGGACCTGTAGGGGTATGTACACCATTACCGATTATTATGTGGGATGCATTGTAGATTCGTTCACGGTCATACTCGCTATGGATACATTGAATCTTTCCTCGTTGTACCAGGCCTACCTTGCTACAACAAACCGTTTTTCGGACATGACGTTTGCGTTTCAATATGTACACCATGAGATAGGTTCTTACCTACAAGAACGAAAACGGGCTATGACATACATGGTATCCATGATATCTATAACCGTCGTTCAACAGGATGGAACATTTCTTATCGTGGACGCAGACCACTATAAAGTAGATGGAACTTTATTATTTCACATTCTATCGTACTGGGCTTCTCAGTACCATGGACCCTCCATTCCGTCTCTTGTGTTACCCATGTATACAGGAAATTATCCTCTTTCCAAAAAGAAGCTCCAAACTTTAAAACAAGTCTATCCCTTTTCGGACTATGTTCTTATGACAACGATATGGTCTTATTATCTTGCTCCAACCAAGAAAGTATTTGGTCATATTGTGTCCAAGCGAAATGAAAACGAAACTTATGAAATTGGAAATTACATTACGATTGTTCCCGTGGAACTTCATCCTGATTTTAAAACCTCATGTTCCTCCTTGCAACAGACCTTGCAATCTGTGAAATCTAAGACACTTACACGACAACAACTGTTTACCCGTATGGTAACCAACTACGTGAAATCGGACATTGTCTTTGATTCATGGACCATGTTCAAGCACCTTTCTTTTTCTCAGCAACCCCGAGGCATTTACAGAGACCATTTAAACCCATGCAAAGTCAACGGATTAGATTATGTTGTTGTCATCGGGATGCATGATGATACGTATTATTTAACGCATGCTATTCCAGGATGTTCCCAAGATTCATTTTCTACATGGATGTCTACAAATAAAATACTGAACTAGTCTATGGAACGCATGGATGTCATCAATCATCGGCTTCAGGCAAGAAATGTAGGAAGTACGCCCCCTTTTTTCTTCTCCCCCCGACCGGTTCCGACCAAATACGTTGCTCTGCCGATGTTGGACCAACGGCTCCCTAGCCGTGAAATTATATGGAACACACCCTTTGATGTGCAAAAGAACTTTTTCCCGGCCACGACGGCTCCAGGATATGCCCGTTACGTGGACATTGAAACCCACTTGAAAACATCCAACTCCTATTTCCCGTCGGAAAAGTCTATGATGTATAAAAGCGACCCACCTAAAGAATCTCATGTGGTTCTTCCTCGATGGAATCAATCTACCAGTGTAAAAACTTATTTATGAAATAGATTTAAATCAAAAGGGGTAAGGGTGGTATGGACAAGGTAAAAAAACGAGGACGTAAGCCCAAGGGAGGAAAAATCGTAGATGTAGCTTCTACCTCTACGAATTCAGTACCCGAATTTTATAATGTCATTTTGCATTTGAAATGCAATTCGTCGGACATTGGTCAAATTGAATTTAACAATCACGTGGTGGACCCCTACGATAACCTGGAACAGTTGACCGAATTACAAAATTATGTAGATGATTCGGTTCCTCAAAAAATAAAAAACATTTCTACTCGGCTGCACAACAACGACATTAACAAACGGTCGGATTGTTTTTGGTGTACCTATTCGTACGATGCTGTTCCCATTTATATTCCTAAATCCAAGCTCAATGACCAGTTTCAGGGGTATGGTTCGTTTTGTTGTCCCGAGTGTGCCGCAGGGTACTTGTTCATGGAAAAAATAGACCAGTCCACGAGGGCAGAGAGGTATCAATTGTTAAATTCCTTGTATTCTGCCACAAACCCCATCATTCCTGCGCCTGCTCCCCACTATTTACTGGATAAGTTTTATGGAACATTGACCATTCAGGAATACAGGGAGTTGATTCAAGAAAAGGACAAACAGATTATCATTACCAACAAGCCATTGTGTTGCACTTATCCTGAATTGATTCAGAGCACAGTGGACAATACCAAGAATGAATATAAGTTGTGTAGAAAGTCCAAACTTTAAGTTGCGACCTGTCTACGCGACTGTCTCCGTGTATAGGAAGGGGATGTCATGAGTGGATGTTGTGGTTGATGGACATCTTCAACGGGAATACGCGACCGTCTCCGTGTATGCGAGACCGGATTCTGTGAAAACAATTCACGGAAAGCAACAACGACTTCGGGCGATACTGTATGAAAATACAGTGGTTCAGGGCGTGTATACACAAACATGAATAAGTTAATACGAGCTCGCCATCTTTCATTATCAATGATAATGCTAGGTCTTCCAAAATATTTTACCTTCAACATACTGACAAACGTTCCCCATGAATTTTTTACATAGAATGCACGTTTAGATGCACTGTAGCCCGTAATCATGAACAAATGCCCATTGTCTATGTTGCTGGTCATATGAAACCGACATCCAATGTACATGTTGTTCTTCAAAAATAAAAATATCAATTGAACCAAATTGGAATACATGGGGTGGTCCAATGATTTCCCCTCCTTCAACTCCCCATAGCTATGTTGAAATAATGTAGGTGGATGCCGATGAAGATAGTGGGATGCTGTAGCATACATGTCATTGTATGCTTCGGTAAACCGACGAGGGCGTTCCACATGAACGATGGAAGGATACAACGTTAAACAATCGGAAATGGATCCTCCATTTATTCCATATCGTTCCGTAATGAGATAGTATAAATATAAAAACATACACATTTTTAAATAGCCATGTGGACCACACTGTCTCAACTCAAGGGTAGGGGTAGGAGGTTTGTAGGTATTTAACATTTTTCTACACGTGGACCTATATTTCCATTGGGCCTTGTGTTTTTCTTCATCCAACAATTTTAATATGTTTTGAAGAATCAATCTGGCTCCCATGTGAGCATAACACGTACCTTCGCCTCCCTGATAGGTCTGCATTACCGTGTGTCTATACACACTTCCCTGTTCTTCTAGGTCCACGTTTTTAGGGTTCTTCCATGGCTCAAACCATTTAGAAAACATCCTATGTTATATCCTTTTAAAAAATTGAAGAATGACGTTGCAAATGGACCTTGTATAAACCATGGAAACGATGGTAGAAACCGGTGATATAGAAGGACTGGTCCGCTTCGCAGCCAAGGGTCCTCCTTTTGCTCAACATATGAAGGAGTGTTTGAATATATATGGAGAGTCGCTCTTCTTCCAAGCATGTGCAAAGGGCAAGTTGGATTGCGCCAATTATTTATTTGAACTTGGGTCGGACATTCATGCAGTCAATGTATACGGGGAAACAGCACTTCATAAAGTGGCACAGCAAGGTCATATGGACCTGGTAGATTTTCTCTTGTTTCACAAGGCCGACATCAATGCGCGATGTACTCACGAAGAAACTCCTATCATGCGGTCCATTCGGCACAATCAAGAAAAACTGACACTCCATCTTATTCTGAAAGGAGCGGATACGTCCCTGGAAGATGTCGGTGGAAGTACACCTCTCATGTACGCTTTGTGTTATGGAAAACATGAATTGTGTTTGTCCATGTTGACCGTAGGGATAAGCATTCGGAATACAAAAACAGTGTCGCCTCTCATCCTCGCCTGTCAATTGAAATTTACCCCCATGATAGAACGTCTTCTGAAGTTGGGTGCAGTTCGCGACCACCAAACGTGTGCTAAAGCACTGGTTGTAGTGGCACAACATCCTTACCCGTATTCTACACTATTGATGATGATGGAAACCGGAGTTCATCCAAACCGGAAATCTCCGCATCGGAATCACCCGTTTGTAGAAATATGTAGCAACTTTCATTTGCTTCGGGAAGGAGGAATGCCCATGTACATTGACCTCTTCTTACGATTCGGAGCCAATGTCAATGCTAGAGGAACCAACAACGATACAGCCATCCTTCGTGCTACAAAGCGAAACGATTTTGAAGCGGTAGAATACTTGCTTCTCAAGGGAGCCAACCCCAATATTAAAAACAATAACGGAGTCAATCCGTTATCGTTTGCATGTAAAAAGGGGAACTATCCCATGGTTCAACTCCTGTTGCCTTACTGCAAGTTGTCCCTCAAATGTGCTCATCAAGAAACCTATCTCATGTGTGCTGCTTACACGGACAATGTAAACTGCTTGAAGCTTCTCTTGAAATTTCACCGATTTAACATGTCGGACAAGAATGTCATGGGGGCTACTGCACTTGACATTGCCATGGATTATGAACACTCCAACGCATCCTATTTCCTACAGGAGGTAAAGGAGGCTCAATCCATGACCAATATGGATAATTTGGCCCATGTCAGCATGGACTTGGACGTATGGCGCCGCGTCTTACCTAAAGCGGGGCTACGCGATTTGGATAGATGTCTAATGTCTCATCGTGTGGATACACTTGCCTGTTATCATGCACTATTTCTCCACGAAGCTACCCTGTTAGAACGGTTTCGGAGAGGGTGCCTGGTAAACTGGTCTACAGCACGGATTCGTGAGCTTACACGCGCCATGGGAAATCGTCCCATTCGTGTTCGTGTGGTGGAATATCTCGTCTTCCAAAGGGTTTCGCGCCACAAATTGGCGATGATGCTTCGCCAACGATAAAAACGTAGGTGAAAAAAACAGAGCTTCTTCTCCACACCGACCATGACGACTTTGATACACCCCGACGTTTGTTTTTTTGCATTGTTGATGATCATGATGTATACAGTCTTTGCATAGAGGATACATAACTTTAGGTGGCAGAAATAACCTGACCATTCTTGTAAACGTAGCATTTGAACTGTTGTTTTTTAGGACGTGAACAGTATACATTGTTGCTGGAAATGATGTTGAAATAGACCAACGAATCGCCACCCACCGTTGTGGCGAACCAATAACACAACAATCCATAAATGGACCCCATGGCCGACCCCAAAAAGATACCCAGGGACGTTTGGAACGGTTTGCTGTATACATCTACAATGTAGAGGATGAGGAATCCAAGAATGACAAAATAATTCCAATCGTTGTTCTTTTGCATCGGCAGGGCCAAATAAATAAAGGTAAAGGTAATAAAGAATGAGGATAACGAGAGGGTATCATACCGATTGACCCATTCTAGCACAGGAGCCAAAGGGGTAGCAAACCCTCCATTGAGCAAGACCGGTGTTTGTGGCATACAAACATCATGAATGACGTGGGCCGTTCCTACGCCGACAATGGCACAGACCAACCAAAAGAGACCCTTTACGTCTTGATTGAAAATGGACGACATGACCAGAAAAAACGTAATGTAAATGGGAATCAATTGAAGATAATTCATACACTATCTATATATAATTGTATACATTATTTAAAATCATAAAGGGAATAGATGCATGGAAAAGGGTGGCTTACGCCAATTAATCAAGGATTGGGTAGCTTTAGAAAATGAAGCCGCTGTTTTACGAAAACAAATGAAACTCCTGAATACCAAAAAGAAGGAAGTGTCGGATAAACTCCTTCTTGTCATGAAAGAACAAAAGATTGATGAATTTGATTTAAATTCCGATGGAAAACTACTTCGCCAAACCAAGGTGACCAAACAGTCCATCAACAAAAAGACTCTTCCTATCATCTTGACCAAATACTACACGTCGGACGAAGAAGCCCATAAACTTGCAGAATTCATTTTAAATTCGCGTCCTGAAAAGGTGAGTGAAGTGCTTAAGAAAAAATAAACGGCATAGTCATGGACTTCTTTTTACAATTTGCACAAACCGTCTTAGCGACGATGTTGGTGGTTATTTTTTTTACGAGTGTAGCGTCGTTTTTTGGAATTGACCCTTACATTTACATGCCGTTCATGTTGTTTTCTATTTTGCTTCTTTTGTTTCGTCTGTTTCTTTGAACCACCTGTTAAACGGTTCATACGTTGCTGACTTAGTTCCAATTCATAGGCCGAATTGGAGTATTCTTGTTGTTTGAAGGAGGGAACGGGTGCTCCGCCACTATACATTTTACGAGCTTGTACATTGGAATCTAGTTGAGCATTGTACTGTTCCATGAGGTCCAGTCTACTTTGTCCACTATACGTTGTCATTCGTTTAATATAGTAAAATATAAAAAGATACAAGGTATGGATGTCTATCAATTGAAAAAGATGTCAGAATCGTCCAAGTTTGTGGACATGACCGACCGTATACGCGATGTCAAACATAGTGCACAACTGAAGGTCTCCATTCATCATTTGATGGAGTTCAAGCGGCGGAATGCAGACCTTTTGCAAACGAACCGACCTTTATTTGAAGAAAAGTTAATGGCAGAGGACAATTTCCTGTTTTTCAATTACATGGAATTGTACAATACATTGCTGAAAGTGGACGTAGACCCTTCTACCATGAACGCAGTACTCACATGTCTAGAACAAATTGAGATGGGCGAATGCGACCAACATGAGGCCAGCGTACGGGTGGGTACACTCCTGAAAAGCATTTACATTGACAAGGTCATTCAAGACACGGAACATGAACCCACTGCGTTGGCGCCTCAGCAGACCATTTCATGGAAAGAGTACAAGGACAAGAACCTTCAATATGAATAAAATATATTATAGTATTATGGGCCGTCCACTATTAAATGTAGTAGATAGTGTATTGATTCGCAAGCAACAGCTTGATAAAACCCATCGCAGAAGTTTTACGAATCAACCACGTAATGTGAGTACAAATCGTCCACGATTACATGGAGTGGATAGTCCATTGATTCGCGAACGACAGTTTACCCGAAAACATCTCAAAAGTTCTGCGAATCAACCACGTAATGTGAGTACAAATCGCCCTATACCTCCACGACGCAATCTTACGAGTACAATTCGTTTGTTAAATCCCCGTGTCAAGAAATCCATCAGTCCGGACAAATTTTCTCCTTATCAAGCTGTCAATCCATACGACACGTATGAATATTGTGCGGCGTATTGCGACTATGATGCTGATAACAAAGAACAATGTATACAAGATTTGATAGCTGACGGTATGGGGACCTGTAGTAAGACAGCACCTTGTTTTATTGAGTCAACCGTCCCATTTGAATCCTTATTGAATTGTTTTGTCAGATTGTTAAAACTCATTTATTTTATTCGTTCCAGACACGGGAACGTCTATGATGCTCAGATGATTCGCGTCATTTCTAAAATTAAACCTTCGCGATATGGTGTCCCCATGAACAGTTTAAAGTGCGTGCGTTTCCCGGGAGATGGAACCCAGCGACCTGGATTCCCTACTACACTCTACCATTATTTACAAGTCATGACTCACATTGACCGTGCTTACCAAAAAGGAATCCGTCCTGAGGTATATGACCCTATTGTCAATAAACAATTGGATACATTTGCAAGTGATTTTCAACCATGGACCAGTATGTTGGCCACTTTTGTCAACCATCATGTAGGTGGTATTCCCGATATTGCCAACATTGCCGGATATGGAAAATTCATTG